CGTACAACCTACTGTGATAGCAATAGAGTCGTTTGCTAACAGGAGTGCATCGTATGCAATGTAATGTTCGTTTGCTTGCGTCGCACCGTTAGGGCGGATAGATATACGATAAGTAGCCGCAGTAGAACCACGGTTACATACGAAAATTGTAGATATAACAGTCTCTGTTGAAGCAGGCACTGTGTATAAACTTGTTGCTGTTGTTGCACTAGGAGCCTCTTGCCCCAGAACTTTATAAGCTGTTGCCATCTTAGGCTCCCATTAACATTAAGGTTGATTCTAACCCGCCCCCGCTAGATGCCGCTTGAAAAGATGGGGGAGTGTCCGCGCCGTTAGATGTCAAGACTTGACCCGTTGTTCCAATTCCGGTGCTTGAATGCACGGCTCTTTCCGCGGGGTATGTGACAAATACATCTTTATCCCCCGCGCTAAAATTAACCGCAGACCCGGCATTTGAAGACTCAAGTACCGTATCTCTACTTAAAGTGGTTCCAGAAGCGGTATATGTTCCAATGCCTACTTCAAACTCGGACCCCGCTACAATGGTGTAATAAGTAGAGTTTCCATCACCGATGACCGAAAACGACTGAAACCCAGACGCCGCTCCAGCCAAAGTGACTGTGCCTGTCCCAGTTGTCGCCGTTGTTTCTTTAACACGATCTTTGAGTACAAAGGCCATGTTACTTCAACTCGACAGTTAAGTTACCCGCATTAATCCGGAAGATGTCACCTGAACCAATTGTCTTGCTCGCGTCTAACGCGCCAACAAACAAAATATTGCCAGATGTCAAAGCGTCTGCAATAAACGCATGAGTTACTGTGTAACTTGCAATACCCGAAGATGCTGAATACTCAATGTTTGCCGCATTTTCTACGGTTTGAGCATCTGTTGCACCAGACGCCAAAGTCCAGTTGGCGGCGGTAACTTGTTGACGAGCATAGTTTGCATCTTCCGTGGTCGTATTTACTTCAGTCACGGTGCCTGCTTCTGGATCAGATGCCGCTGTAGCCAATCCTATGTAAATACTATCCCCCGGAGAAGCAAATGTTTCACTGTTGTTTTTAAACAGAAAATCCAGAATTGCGTGTTCCAGATATGTAGTTGCCGCGTTACTTGTAGCCATTGTTTAGGTCCTCGGTCTGCTAGGTAGTCCCGTTCTGTATGCGTCGGTATTTTCACGAGCCTCCGCAAGATCTTTCAAACGCGACAAGTTTTCCATGAAGCGTTTTTCATAGTTTGCTAAAACGTCCGCTTCACCCTTCATGTAAGTATAAGCTTCATACAGCGATCCGTATAGAAGAGCATTAGGAGCGTTTTCACTAACCCAAGTCGTTCCACTTTCTGTACCGGCAGTCAGGCTTGCCGGTCTATAGTAATAATGCAGTTCAACCGTGTAGTTTGAATCGGGGGTAGGCGCAATAAGAAAATTTTCATCATCAAAAAAAGCGTAATATCGAGGGACTCCGGTAGTGCCAGCATCCACACTGTACTGATTAAGATAGTTTACGTCTTTGATTTCTAAGAAATTTTGATTTCCAGACGAAGTTATCTGTAAAGAAAAGGGAGCTAAAAAATCAGTAGGTACACTTAAATAACGATCATTTTGCGTTACAGCAGAAGTCGCATTTTTACGGAAAGCTTCTAAATCAACCGATTGTAAAATCCTGTCTTCAGCCGACCGGATAAATACAGGAAGATTTGTTACAAAAGACGTTTCGGTGTTTTCCGTAAAGTCTTGAACCGCTTGTTTTAACTGTGCATATGTAAAGCTCATTTAAGACTCCAACGTGACTGGGCCGACAGTTGCATTTTCACCGCCGCCTCTTTGATTTCCGGTTGTTGCGGTTTCTGCGGAATCTGTAAGGTCGATTGTGTATTGGTTAGTATTGAGCACAGTGATTGTATACCCATTTTGATCTTGTATAGCTGTTTTTGAAAATCCATCAAACCCATTAGCTTTCCTAAACCTAACCGTGTCACCAGTTGATCGACCATGACTGTTCTCCGTTACTGTAATTACAGAAGTTCCTGAATTTCCAGACAAAAAAGGATTTATCGAAAGAAGCTGATCTACAGCCGGTTCTGTTCTTGTATCCGGCCTTGGATCTCGTAATGCTTGCGGATCGGGAGAAGCTTTTGGAGCTTTTAGTTGTGGGTGTTTCTGTTCCCACTCATCTTTGCCCACTAACAAACCGTTCCACTCTTTCTTCATATCTTTTAAAAGATAACGAAGCCCTGACCGGTCTGAAATTCCAAAAGCTTTTTTACCCGTCGCATAGGCACTCATGCTAGTACCTCAGATACTTCATGTCAGGCTGTAGCTTTAAAGAAACCCTATCCTGATCTTCATCCGCCGCCCTTTGAAACTCCTCTTCATATATAGTTTTTAAAACTTGAATGCGTTGAGGAGCCTTCTTTATGGACAAGTAATACGCTAATCCGGCAACCATACAAGGAATAAACCGAAACGGCACATCCGTCGTATTGAGTAAGGTGTCTGCGTCTTCAATCCGCGTGATGTAGTACAGGACAATTTCATCTGTGCTGTTTTCGGGAGTTGGCCACAAGATTAGTTTAGGACTAATTTGACGATCAAAATAATATTGAGAAGGTCTACCGGTAGTTGTTTTTACAGGGATATTTAAATATTCCCCTCGTCCAATTCGATCCAACTCGTAATCAGTTCCACTACGTCGAAGCGCAACTTCTAAAATGTCGCTCATTGGAGAAGGCAAGCCGTTTGTGGAATCATAGCTGGCAGTGCCGTTGGACAGCGTAAAAGCATTTTGTTTAACCGTCCAAAGGTTAACCCCTCGATTAGCCCATTCGGAAAACATGATATTGAGTGATCGACGAGCAGTCTTCACATCGTAGCCGGTGCGGACTTCAAGTCCGCATCTTTCATAGGCTTCTTCGATGATGTCTGCTACGTCAAGATCAAAATCTCTTGATCCTGAAGTTGCCATTAGCCTTTAACCAACTTATAGCCTTTTTCTTTGGCCATCTTACGAAGATCTGCAACAGACATGCCGCTCACGCCGCCTTTCTTCATAGGTTTTTCTACCATGCCGCCGCCGCGCATTTTTTTAACCGGCCCGCCGCGCATCATCTTCTTTGGTTTCATCGCCATGAGTAATCTCCATCAAGCGTTGGTATAAATCTCGCCTCTGAATAAACAAATGCTCTGCATCGTATTCGTCAAGATACTTATCATAATACCCTTTTGCCTTCAACTTGTCCGCCGCCGCTTGTACCTTGCTTAAACGCTGAACAAATATCATTGCGTACTCTACTTCGACCAACGGAGTAAACGTTTGGTCATCAATCAAGTCGTTAGGCTCATCGTGTGGATGAAATCCCATCAACCAGATATCTCTATCGATAAACAACCCGTCTGAGATGGCTTCGTTTATCTGATACAAGTAATCCTGAAACTCTTCCGGGTCTTCTTCAAAGGCTAAATCTACAATAATGTGCAGATCAAACTCATCCTCAAACTGAGAGATTGCACTGTACAAATCCTGCATGTGACCATCGTATTTAAACGAAATAGTCACTTTGTTGTCCGCCCATGCACGCTTTGCAAAAGGGCAAGGAGGCATATCAGCAAAATACTCGGAAGGTTGTTCTAACGCATGAGCAGACCATTCCTTTATCTCTTGTATGATCTGTTCTTCCAACTGCATTAGCTGTACCCTGTTTTCTTCCGACGCTCGTTCATGACTGCCCCACACCCTTTGTGGTTTCGACGAACAACCCCGCCAAGAGCCATTTTTACCTCAGCTTTCTTTGTATTTTTTACAACTTGCTTGCCTTTAGCGCCTTCTCTTTTCTTTTTCTTTGCGGTAGCGGCTCGTTCAGATTTGCTTAAACTACGAGCTTTAGCGGCAGGTAAACAACGATCAGGGTTTTTTTTATCTTTTGATGTACCACACTCTCCAACAATGTTGCCAGAGCTATCGATCCGTACCCACTTTTGATCTCGCCACTCTTTTAGCTGTCCCATTACTTTTTCTTCTTAGATTTCTTAGCGTAATTGGGATCTTTGCAATACTTAGATGCGGCCATGTTTGCATACGCACTCGGATAGGTATCAAAGGTGCGTTTTGCCCAAGCCTTACCTGCGGGGCATATTTTACCCCCAGACTTTACTTCGCCGCCTTTTTTCATTCTTACAACGGTTTTTAATGCCTTAGTTGGGCAAGCACCGTTTCCAAGATTGACGCGACTTTTCACACGAACCTCTCTGCAATAGCCGTTGCTACAATTAACCCGGCAATACCCCACATCCGCATGTCTAGCGTTTTAAGAGTTTCGCTTTGACCAGCTAACTTTTCATTAATCGCTTCATACCGGATGTTGCATTCCGATTCATGGCGCTCAAGTAATAGCAAAACATCCTTGGCCTGCAACTCTTTGTCTTCCAATGACAAAGTTACAACTGTTTCTTCTTTCTTTACCATTTCTTGCAAGACCAATACCGTGCTGAAAATTTATCCTTTGCCGTGTCACACTTGTGACGTGCCCGAAAGCTTTTACGCCGATCTGGCTGATCTTTTTTAATCGTCATGTTTGGATCTCCAAACCGGACCAATTTAATTTCAGAGCCTTTTTTGGCTAAAACCGCAAACTTTTTGTTGCCGCCGCTAGTACGCTTCGGCTTGTTGTACCCAGAAAACGTTTCGCCTCGATAACTCAAACGACCAGAAGGGCTACGTTTTACATTTTTAGTGGTGGCCATTTCTGCCTCACTTAAAGAAAAACGTCATGCTTGTGACGTTTGTAAACGTGGCATGAATATCTGTGTCAAACTTTACACCTTCTTCTCCAATTTGGAGATCGCCGGTAGCGTTTGAGTGAAAATCTAGAGTAAAAACAATGGTTCCTGAAGCACCCCCGTCTCGTAAAACAAGTTTACCGGTAGATCCCCCGGTATGGTAATGCATACAAACTAGCCGTTTTGGACCACTCGCAACTGTGCCGGTGGCCGTTACATAGCTTGCTTTAATATCCGATCCGGCCATACAAACCCCTAGTTATAAAAGATTGTTACAGCGGTAATTGCGGTCAACGCGGAAATATAAATATCGCTTACGCGTATTCCTTCCGCGGGAATATTCACCGAATGCGAGTCAGACGCCAAGAAATCAAGATCTAAAACAGTCTCGCCGCCGTCACCATCTGTAATGGTTAAACGCGGAGTTCCCGTTGTAGATAAAACCTGTATTTGACGAATACGCGCAGGACCGACAGCCGCCGATCCCGTGCTTGTGATTCGCTTGGCTTTTACATCAGAGCCAGCCATTCATCAGTCCTCTTTCTTTTTAGCCTTTGGCTTGTCAGAAGCCGCCTTTTTAGGGGCGACCTTCTTGGCAGGGGCTTTCGGCTTCATGTTTAGTTTGCCCATGACTTACCTCTTACGATACTGCCGCAGAGAATGGAGTAGCTTCTGTACCTGTTGCCGCACCACGGACAACCACTGAAAAAACACCTGACGCAACGTCTTGGAGTTCAATTTGGCCACCTAAGATACCTCCAGTAGTAGAGCCGTCTAATGTAATAGTGTCTGAAGCCGCTACTGTTTCAAAAATTGATGCGGTCGCGCCACCATCATTAGCTACTATAGCAACGCCCGCGATTGTGTCGTCTGCGCTAGCAACCTGAATGATGTAATTGTTTGAAGTGACTGTAGTTTTTACAAAGAACTTGTACACGTTACCTGTGCCAGAAGCGGCAGGAAGTGTAAGGGTTGCCCCAGACGCTACGTCCAGCAACATTGTACGACCAGCGTGTGAAGCTGAGGTTAATGTGACGTCTGCTGTAACTGATACAAGAGAGCTTGCGCCTGAGATAAAGCCAGCCGTAGAGGTGACTGGACCTGAGAAAGTAGTCGATGCCATTGCGATGTCCTCACATGCGAGTTTAGTGCGCCTGTCTGCATGTCGTCTGCTAGGTCAGTCCGACGCACCCGTTTCCTAGATATTGAAATATTACAGATAAAAAAAGGGGGCGTCTACCGCCCCCTTTTTCTTATGCCGCTCCGGGTGTACCGAAGACAGCGCGCCAATCAGAGACGCCGAAGCTGTAACGCTCACGGGCCTTGAACCGCATATTTCCAGTGTCAAAGTCACCTTCCATTGCAGTTTTGATTGGTGAACGGTTGAAGTATTTGAAACCGTTCGGTGCGTCAGTCAAGACGAAGAACGCGTCAGTGTCAGTCAAGAAATGGTTGACTACTGCCCCTTCAGGCAACATTCCCATGTTCTTCATTGCATTGGCGTCGTTATCCGCTGTACCCGGACGCAGGTTAGAGTTCAGAACGCGCTCTGCAACAAACTGAAGTTCCTTTGGAATAATCAGCTTAGTGCCACGAACTGCGATCTTCAGTCCACGCTCGTCAGTCAAGCCAGCGATGTCGATCAGCATTTGCTCAAGCGATGTTTCGTTGAGGTCAGCCGCGACAGACAACTGGTTGCGCTGGTTACCAGACAGAGATGGGTGCGCTGATGAACAAAGTGCCGCACCGTCACCTACAGGTGCTCCAGTGTCGAACGCGTTGTTCAAAATAGACGCCGCCTTGATCTGCTTAGTCTGGGCCATTGAACGAGCAAGTGCCTTGGTGTAACGAGATGCTAGACGATCATACAGATTGTCCTCGATGGCTTCCTCTGTAATAGAGAACGCCAGAGCGATTGTCTCGTGAGTGTAACGTGCTGTGAATGTCTCTTGTGCATCGTCAAATGTGATGGCAGAGCCTTCACCCTTAACTGGTGCAGTTGAGAAACCACCCAACATTACTTCTTCCTCGAACGCACGATCTGAAGATTCTTCAGTGAAGATTTCAGCGTGTTCGTTCTCGTAACGTGAGTATTCCATCCCGAACAGGGCATTAAGGCCCGGTTCAAGCTCTTTCGCTAACTGTGCGCGAGAGATTGCCATAACCCTTCTCCTTAAATACCTGTTGAATCAGCAGTCGTCTGAGAATCAGACGATGAAGCTGGCGAGTTGTAATGGAAGTTGAAGCGAACTACGAAATTCACGCCTGCCGCGTCCCAATCGTTGTTTGCAACGTCATCGACGATGCCAACGATACGCATAGCAAGAGTAGCTGTAGTTGCCGCTGTGCTAATGTCTAACTGTGCAGTTGAACGCCCGGTTGCTGTAGAACCAGAAGTTGCAGTTGCTAGTGAACAGTTTGAAAACACGTCTGCCAAGGCAGTTGCGCGATCTGTTACTGATTCATCAGCCGCTACACGGAACAATTGCATTGGGTTATCAGCAACGAAAGCTTTAACAGGATAGTTTGTATCCACGCTTACGCTGTTGGCACCCGGCCAGTAGTTACTGTAAACCGGCTTCTTTGAAACCGAGTCAACATATTCAACACCCATCAGGACACCGAGGAAAGGAACAGTTCCGCCATTTGCGTTACCAACAATGTCGATAACACCAGCCGCCAGTGGAATTACTGGCGAAAACTGATAAATAGCGTTCGTGTTTGCCGCCGCAATCTCATACTGAGTTACCCCAGTAGAGTTTG